TAATTTAAAGTTAAATCAATACCAAACACCTATAACACAAGAGTTAAAAGATTCTTTACATAGAGAAGTGTGGGATGATTTAACAGAATATATATCAACAATAGATTATCTAAAGTTTTTAATTTCAGATGATACTGTTAGAGGGTATGCTAAAGATAGACCTAAAGAAGAAGATGGTAGAATTATAGTAGACTTAGTTAAGCCTCATATATTAGAGGATATGGACTTCTTTAGAGAAAGAGCTTTATTCTTTCAAAAGAATGGTAAATATACTAATCTACCTATTAATTCAAACCCTAAATCTGAATATGCATCATTCTGGAAAGAAGAGTTGCGTAGGTGGAAGTATGGGCTTGTTAGAGAATCAGATGGAGAGTGGATACCAGGTGAATTATATTTTTACTGGAACTATTCTCCAATTTACTTAGTAGAGAAATCTAAGGATTCCAAAGAGGGTGGTAAGAAGTCTAAAGGTGAAAGGGTTAGAAAATTCCCTAAACCTTGGGCGGGAGATTATTTATTCCATCATTATGTACATCAAGCTAAAGCTAATGGTAAACACGGTAAGTTATTAAAGTGTCGTGGTATTGGATTTAGTTACAAATGTGCGTCATGGAGTCCTAGGAACATGTATATATACCCAGGGTCTGGAAATCCAAACTTTCATTTAGCATCTGAGAAAGGATTCTTATCTGGTGATAAGGGGATCTTTGGTAAGGTTATTGACTGTTTGGACTGGATTGCTCAACACACACCTTTTTCTAAGTTAAGACTTACGAATGGTGTTAAGAGTATGGAAATACAACTTGGGTATCAAGATGATTATGGTGTACGTAAGGGATTGTTATCTTCTGTGTATGGTATATCATTAAAGGATAATCCTGAGAAAGCAAGGGGTATTAGGGGACCTCTAATTCATTATGAAGAAGACGGTTTATTCCCTAACTTAGAGACTGCTTGGGGTGTAAATAGAAAAGCGGTGGAAGATGGTGATGTAGCCTTTGGATTCATGCTTGCCGGTGGTACTGGTGGTACTGAAGGAGCTTCCTTTGAGGGTTCTGAAAAGTTATTCTACAAATCAGAAGCTTATAATATATATTCTATACCAAATGTATTTGATAAGAATGTTGGGGGTACTACCAATTGTGGTTACTTCTGGGGAGCTTATATGAATCGTAACGGTTGTTATGATGAGGTAGTTGGTGAGTCAGATGTTGTAAAAGCACTTATAGAAATATTAAAGGATAGATTTATTGTAAAATATAATTCATCTGATCCAAAAGCTATTACTCAAAAGAAAGCTGAGGAGTGTATTACACCTCAAGAGGCTGTATTAAGAGTTGATGGTACAATATTTCCTGTAGCAGATTTAAAAGATTATTTAGAGTCTATATTTCCTAGAAAGGAATCTTTTTTAGCAGAGCATTATGTAGGGGATTTAATTTACAATGAAAAAGGTGGTGTTAAATGGACACCTAATCCGGACTTATTTCCAATTAGATCTTACTCTAATGTTCCTGCTAATAAGAGAGGTGCTGTTGAAATATTTGAAATGCCTAAGAAGAATGGTAATGGGGAAATAGCTAGTGGTAGATATATAGCAGGGATTGACCCTATTGATGCTGACACAGGTACGTCATTGTTCTCTGTGTTATTAATGGATACATTTACTGATAGAATAGTTGCTGAGTATACTGGTAGACCTAGAACAGCAAAAGATGCTTATGAAATAACATTGAAGTTGTTATTAATGTATAATGCTCAAGCTAATTACGAGAATAACTTAAAGGGTTTATTCAGTTACTTTGATAGTAAGAATGCCCTTTATTTATTATGTGATACTCCTCAAATCGTTAGAGACATGGAGTTAACTAAAGCAGCTAATGTATATGGGAATAAAGCTAAAGGTTGTAATGCTAATGCTAGATTAAACAGTTGGGGTAGATTACTTCAAGTAGATTGGTTACTAGCTCGTATAGATAAAGACAATGATGAGGATAAGCGACTAAATATACATAGGTTAAGATCTATTGGATATATTGAAGAGCTTATATACTGGAACCCTGATGGTAACTTTGATAGGGTGTCTGCTGCAGGTATGTTATTTATACTTAGGGAGGATAGAATTAAAAGGACTATAACAGCTAAGGATAATCAATATAAACCTGTTAATAGCCTAGGTAGTGACCCTTTCTTTAGTAAGAATTATAAAGGTGGTGTTGGACTAGATAAACTAATAAAGTAAAAAGCTATATGTGTTCGATATATATTTTGGATAAAATCTCCACTTATACTATATTGAACACATATAATTATATTAAATATGGGAACATTTCAAAGTACACAATCGTTACCCCAACGACTTAGTTTTTCTAAAAAGAACAAAAAGTGGAGGATTGGTAACGTAGATAATGCTGATAATAACTCGTTATATCATAACGAGGGGGTTAGGCAGACATTACGAAATAGAATAGTAAATCTTAACTTATATAATGGAATAGTAAGCGTTAATGATATGAAGAAAGTTGTTAATCCTCAAGGGATTGATGCTGATTTCATACCTAAAGAAATACCACATCATCCAATAGCAGTCCCTAAAATAGACTTACTTGTAGGAGAAGAAATTAAAAGACGATTTGATTGGTCTGTTGTGGTAACTAATCCTAATGCTATAACAGCTAAAGAAAATGATCGTAAGAATATATTAACTCAAAGAATTACTCAATTTATAAAAGGTAATTATAGCGAGCAAGAACTGGAATCTAAAATGAAGGATCTTGAAAAATATATGAAATATGAATGGCAAGATGTTAGGGAAAAGATGGCTAATCAAATTCTTAAACATTATTGGGAAGAGCAGAAGTTTGCTTATAAGTTTAATGATGGTTTTAAAGATGCTATGATAATGGCGGAAGAGATATATCAAGTAGATATAGTCGCTGATGAACCTATCTTAGAAAAACTTAACCCTTTAAAAGTTAGAGCTGTTCGTAGTGGTAATTCTAATAAAATTGAGGATTCTAGCATAATTGTTATAGAGGATCATTGGTCTCCTGCTAAAATAGTAGATACTTTTTATGGTGAAATAAAACCTAAAGATATTGATACTATAATGGATTATTCAACACGAACTTCTAAAGGAGGTTATAGTGATGATGATAATAATCATGTATTATTAAGAGATGGTGCTGACATGGGTAGTTCTGTTAATGACTTCCTTAATATAGCTGAGATTAATGGACATGCTTTCAGTAGAGATTATACTGATTCTGATGGTAATATCAGGGTATTAAGAGTTTACTGGAGAAGTTTTAAAAAGATTAAAAAAGTTAAGTTCTACGATGAAGAAGGTGAACAACAGTTCAAATTCATGTCTGAAGAATATATACCTAATAAAGATCTTGGTGAAGAAGTTACTACGTTATGGGTTAATGAAATATGGGAAGGTACTAAGTTAGGTAAGGATATTTATATCCAAATGAAACCTAAAGAAGTTCAATTCAATAGACTAAATAATAAATCACAATGTCATGCCGGTATTATTGGTCAAGTATATAATACTAACCAAGGTAGAGGTATCTCATTAATGGATAGATGTAAGAACTATCAATACTTATATGATGCTATATGGGATAGACTTAATAAAGCTATTGCTACTAATTATGGTAAGATATTTGAATTAGATATATCTAAGATACCAGATAATTGGGAAGTAGAAAAATGGATGCACTTTGCTATTGTTAATAAGATTGCTATTGTAGATTCTTTTAAAGAAGGTAGTCACGGAGCATCAACAGGTAAATTAGCAGGATCATTTAATACTCAAGGTGGTAGATCTATTGATATGGAATCTGGTAACTATATACAACAACAAATCCAACTCTTGGAATTTATTAAAATGGAGATGGGTGAGATTGTAGGTGTATCTCAACAACGTCAAGGACAAATCTCAAATAGAGAGACTGTTGGTGGTGTGGAGAGAGCTGTTAACCAATCAAGTCATATTACAGAACATTGGTTTATGCAACATGAGCATGTTAAACTTAGAGTATTAACAGCGTTCTTAGAAACTGCTAAAATAGCCCTTAAAGGTAAAAACCCTAAAGTTCAGTATATATTAGATGATCAAACTATTCAAACTTTAAATGTTGATGGGGATGTATTCTGTGAAGCTGATTATGGTGTTGTAGCAACTAATTCTAGTAAGACACAAGAGATGGAGCAAACTATTAAAGGTTATGCCCAATCATTCTTACAAAATGGTGGTAACTTATCTACTATAATGGATATTTACTTCAGTCCTTCATTATCTGATATGAGACGTAAAATAGAAATTGCTGAAGATGATTTACATCAAAAGAATTCTGAAGCTTCTCAACAGCAAGCTAAGATAGCTGAACAACAACAACAACAAGAGTTACAACTTGAACAGGCTAAGATGAAATTAGAAGACACTATTAGTCTTAGAGAGGATGCTACAAAACGTTATATAGCTGATAAGAATGATA